CTTTACTCCACTATTTGAAAAATTACAATATATTCTACCAATTTTACCATTTGAACCAACGATAGTTAGTTTTCAAAAATGTGTCATATGGGCAAATATTAATAATAAAAATAGTTTTAATGACAGACATAATCATCCAGGATGTGATCTTTCTGGTGTTTACTATGTTAAAATACCCAGTGGCAATGCAGGCTCTATTACTTTTTATGATCCAAGACAAGCTTTGAGTTATAGTGATCACTTTATAAAAACACGCTATGTTGGTGGAGAACGTATTGCTAGGTTTCCAATAGAGGGTAATATGTATTTGTTTCCTCCAAGTTTAGAACACTCTGTAATGCCGAACGAAACGGATGAAGATAGGATATCAATATCATTTAATCTATCGTTAGAATGAATCTAAATAGTTAAAAAATTAGTAATGGCTGCATCTGGACCGTTTGTAACACAAATAGGAAATAGGAATTATCTATCTGGTATAGGGTTTAAGTTTAATCTTGCCAAATACCCAAAGGTGGATTTTTTCTCAAATAGTGCTAGAATACCAGAGTTATCTCTTGCAATTACTAATCAACCAACATATCTAAAAGATATAGATGTTCCTGGTGAGAAATTGACTTATGGAGATTTCACTCTTAGATTCTTAGTTGACGAGAATATGGAAAATTATATAACAGTTTATAATTGGTTAACAGGTTTAGGATTTCCAGAATCAACTAAACAATATAAAGAATTGACAACAGATAGTGCTGATCAAAGAGATAATAAAGAAGCATTTTGTGATGGAACTCTTAGAATATTAAATAGCAATCTTAGAGAAATTGCAAAGGTTAAATTTACAGATCTATTTCCAGTATCATTATCATCATTAGATTTTGATGCAACTAATAATGATATTCAATACTTTACAGCAGAGGCATCTTTCAAATATACTATTTACGATTTGACTAGTTCTTTATGAATCTTGACAAAATTCAGGAAATGTGGGAGCGTGATGCTGTCATTGATCCTGATAATCTACATGATGAATCCTTGAAGATTCCCCAATTACATTCAAAGTATTACACTGTTTATAATACTGTTACTTTGTTGCGTGAAAAAGCAAGAGAACAATATAATAAAACAAGATTAGAAAGGCATAATTTTTATACTGGTAAAGCACCAGCAGAAGTTTATATAGAGGAACCTTTTCCATATAAGGTAAGAGAAAAAGATGCTATACAAAGGCATATGGAAGCAGATGATAAAATGATGAAAATAGATCTTAAGATAAGATATTATGATACTACATTAAAATTTTTGGAAGAGATTATCAAAAATATTTCTAATAGAACATTTCAAATCAAAAATGCGATTGAGTGGAATAAGTTTCAGGCAGGAATGTAATTTATAAATACCTGAGTAGATCTAATATTAAAAGATGAAACCTACTCCAAGAGAAAGTCAAAAAATTCACGAGAATTATAAAAAAGTTGTCAATCATCTTATTGAAGAGAAGTATGCTGTAGACGAACAAGCAGCAGATAAGATTATTGAAGGTATGAGTCAAGATTGGTTTGATACCATCGTAGGGTAAAAATAAGACAAAAATAAAGACTCTAAATAATCTTACATTGGTATAGGATTATGAGTCATTTGATTATATCAAAAAAGAATGAGGTACATCTGCATATAAAAGCAGAGGCTCATGTATATTACGAATTATCAGATCAATTTACTTTTGATGTACCTGGTGCGAAGTTTATGCCACACTATCAAAAGAAATACTGGGATGGTAAAATACGATTATTTAATATTCAGAAAGGAGAAATATATGTTGGACTATTAGATAAAATAGTTCAATTTTGTAAAGATCATCAATATACTTACGAGTTCAAAGATAATAAACATTATGGAACACCGTTTGAGGTGAACCCTACAATTTCAAAAGAGGGTGTGAAGGATTATATGAATTCTATTTGTCGTCATAAACCCAGAGCATACCAGATTGATGGAGTATACGATGCCTTAAGGCATAATAGAAAACTGCTGATATCACCAACTGCCTCTGGAAAGTCGTTGATGATATATTCGATTGTGAGATACTATGTTGAACGCAACCAAAATACTCTGATAGTTGTTCCAACGACTTCACTTGTAGAACAGATGTATAAAGATTTTGCAGATTATGGATGGGATGTTGGTTCATATTGCCATAAAATATATGCTGGTAGAGAAAGGGAAACCGATTCTCAAGTCATAATTACTACCTGGCAATCTATCTACAAACTTCCCCGTAAATACTTTGAGAGATTCTCAGTTGTGATTGGAGATGAAGCTCACCAGTTTAAGTCGAAGTCACTAGTATCTATAATGACTAAACTTAGTGATGCAAAATTTAGATATGGTTTTACAGGAACCTTAGATGGATCCCAAACAAATAAATTAGTTCTTGAGGGATTGTTTGGTCCTTCCTATAAGATCATTAAAACTGACGAATTAATGAAGAAAGGGCATTTGGCTAAACTGGATATCAATGTACTTCTATTGAAACACCCACCGAATAAATTTGAAACATTTGAAGATGAAGTTCAGTACATTATAGGTCATCAAAAAAGAAATAGATTTATAAGAAATTTAGCACTTGATCTTAAGGGAAATACTCTCATATTATTTGCCAGAGTAGAAGCACATGGAGAACCTTTATATGAAATGATAAATAGCAATAGTGTAGAACAGCGACATGTCTTTTTTATTCATGGTGGAGTGGACACCGAAGACCGAGAGAAAGTTCGAGAAATCACTGAGCAAGAGGATAATGCGATTATCGTTGCATCCTACGGAACCTTCTCGACTGGGATTAACATCAGAAATCTACACAATATAATTTTTGCTTCTCCTTCCAAATCGAGAATCAGAAATCTACAATCTATCGGGAGGGTTCTTAGAAAAGGCAACCAGAAAACTAAAGCTACTCTTTATGACATAGCCGATGATATTAGTAGTAAATCTAAAAAAAATTACACATTAAATCACTTAATAGAAAGAATTAAAATTTATAATGAAGAAAACTTTAACTATGATATAGTTAATATACCAATAAAAGCATCATGAAAGAAGAATTTCACGGAGTTGTAAAATTAATAACTGGGGAAGAAATCTTCGCTTTGATTTCTATCGAGGAAACAGATCACGAACCAATCATAATGCTTCAAAGTCCTGTAATAATGAAAATGTTATCTAATGGAACAGGTCAATTTGTAAAAATAAGACCTTGGTTAGAATTACCTGATGAAGATTTATATTTAATTAAACCTGATAAAATTATTACTATGAGTGAAGTAAAAGATAAACAAGTTATTGATTTTTATGAAAGATATTTAAATGATGAAGAAGTAGAAATTGTTTTTGACGGTCAAGTTAATCTAAGTGATCAAATAGGTTATATATCTACTGTAGAAAAATCCCGTAAGCTTCTAGAAGAATTATATAAGCTTAATAAAGAAACCTAATACTATCTCATCAACCCTTACAGTGTTGATTGTAACTGTATTTGAGGGTATTGTCAAGTCTCTTAAAAAATGTTATAATATCAACAACTAGATAGGGAATATCAATGTTATGGCAAAGAAAAAATCAGAACATTATGTAAATAATAAAGAACTGTTAGCAGCACTAATAGATTATCGTGCTGAAGTTGCTGTAGCAAAAACAAAAGATTTACCTAAACCTCGTATTAGTAATTATCTTGGAGAATGTTTTTTAAAGATTGCTACACACCTTTCTTATAAACCAAACTTTGTAAACTATATGTTTAGAGATGATATGATCTCTGATGGTATAGAAAACTGTGTACAGTATATTCATAACTTTGATCCTAATAAGTCTAAGAATCCATTTGCATACTTTACTCAGATTATACACTATGCCTTTCTGAGACGCATACAGAAGGAGAAGAAGCAATTAGAGATAAAGACAAAGATAATCGAAAAGAGTGGATTTGATGAAGTTATGATGGTAGATGATACTGCTTTATCAGGTTCTAGTTCTGATTATAATACCATTAAAGATAACATTCAATATAAGTCTGGTAATAGATGAAAATAGCAATAATAACGGATCAGCATTTTGGTGCTAG